TCGCCTGCGCCAAACTAGGCCGGAAAGGTATCGGTATAGAGCTAGACCCTGATTACTTCGACATCGCCTGCCGCCGTGTTGAGGACGCATACCGCCAAACGGATTTATTTATTGAGCCTCCAGCCCCACGCCCTGAGCAGTACCATTTAATAACAGAGTAGCCTCCTCCTCACTCCTCGCCACGCCAGCGATGCCGCCTGCCTTTAATACCGCCGCAATAAATTCCGGCTGGCCATCGCGTAGCCGCCCCTTCTCCGTCTTCACTTCCACCCATGTCGAAATCGCCACGCGCTGGCCTACCATCTCCGGCGTAATAATCACAGTCTTCCAGCCGCCTAAATCACACATGCCGGTAACGCCGGATTTAATCGGGCGGGGATTCTTGAGGGTAATGGTGTCATCCGTCTGGTTTATCACCTTCCCAGCCCATGACAGGCCGACATTCATGCGGAATAGCCGTGACGCGCCACGGCTGCACCGTAACTGGATGCGCTTCATAATCTCCGCCTCGGTCATGCCTCACCCTTCCATTGCCTAATACTCCCGTGCCGGTCAATCGCCCCCCTCGCCCCCTTCGCCGCCCGCGCTTCCATTATATACTTAACCCATCCCGGCTTATACCCCCGCTCCCGCGCTATTTTTTCTAAATCCGCCTGAGTGCGGGCTTGCGATAATTCGCTCCACTGCTTTTTCTTCTGCCGCTGCAATTCTTCCTTCGTCAATTCAACCAGTGTTTCCTCGGTCGTTTCAATATCCCGCCGCGCCACCTCGAACACTTCACCGCATTCAGGGCATTCAAGGTAAGCAGCCGAAACCACCGCGAAGCACTCGCCGCACGTCTTGGATGGCGGAACCCATGCCTTTGCCGCGCCCTTCTTCCGCCCTTCCAGCGTCCAGTTATGCTCCGCATCAGGCAGGCCGTGCCGCAGCGCGTTCATCGCATGGTCAAGGATAATCGCCGGTTCTGCCTTTGGCCGCAGCGCACGCCCCACTTGCTGCAAATAAAGCGCCAGCGATTGCGTAGGCCGGTACAATATCACCGCTTCAATCGGCACGTCTTTTCCCGCAGCCGCCGATAAATCGAAACCCTCGCAGAATAGATTAACGTTGCACAGAACCATGATTTTCCCATCCGCGAAATCCCGTATCGTGCGCCGCCTGCCCTCCCCATCGCTGCCGCCGTCAAGATGCGCCGCCGGGATTCCTGCCTCATTGAACGCTTGCGCCATGGTCTGACTTAGATGGATGCTGGGGCAAAACGCCACCGCCCGCTTGCCGCTTGCGTGCTTAACATAATTCGCCACCGCCTCGCCGAACAGCACCTTATTATCCATCAGCGCATCAATCTGGCTTGCCGCGTAATCGCCCATTTGCGTTTTCACGCCAGACAAATCCAGCACTCGGCTCGTGCCGAACACGCGGAACCGGGATAAAAAACCGTTCTCAATCAGCCATTCCACGCTCGGCCCCTTTACCATATCGTCAAACACCGCATCCAGCCCCTTGCCGTCCAGCCGTTGCGGCGTGGCAGTCAGGCCGACAACATAAGCCCCGCCATTCTTTGCCCATTCAATACACTTAGACCAACCTTTCGCACCCGAACGGTGGCACTCATCCACAATCATGAAATCGGGGCGCTGCACCACATCCAACCGCCGCTGCAACGTATCTATGGAAGCAATATGGCACATCTCGAACGGGTTATACGCACGCCCCGCCATGATAACGCCATGCTTCACGCCAACCCTATCCAGCGTTTTACTCGTCTGTTCCAGCAGTTCCCGGCGATGCACTACAAACATCGTGCGCCTGCCCTTCTCCACCGCATTCTTTACCATCGTTGAGCCGATAGCGGTCTTACCTATCCCGGTTGCGCCCTGCATCACAATGGCCTTGTTCTTCGCCAGCGCAGCGCGGCCAGCATCCATAAGCTCCTCTTGGTGTGGGTAAAGCGTAATCACCTTCAATGCCTCACCACAAACAGATTCAAGGGAAGCTTAACCGCTCGCGTTTGCAAATCGCCGGTAAAGTATTTCTTTGTTATTTTCTCCGCGCCCTGCACGTCGCTCAATGACCGGCTCCATTTGCTAGCCCATGGCGTGCCGCGCAGCAATTCACCCAGCCGTGAGGAACTATTGGCAATATATACCCCATCAGGCTCCACCAATATCCCATGAGCCCTTAACTCGGTTACGGCTTTCTGTACCGTCACATACGCCGGGTCATCGTGCAGTATTTTCTCAATCAGCGCCGTGATGGGATAATTCTCCGTACCCACCCGAATCGAGCTATTGGCGATTTTCTCCACCAGCCGCTCCGGGTCGCTCGCCTCATCAATCGCCGTGTGCAGCGTCCAGTCATGCTTCGTTATCCATTCTTTCGCCGCCTCGAAACTCACCCGCCCCGTGCTGCCGAGCAGATACAACCCCGCCAGCATCGCCCCTATCTGGTCAGCCGCCCGCCTGTCGCCAAGCGTCACCGCCGCCGCATTGGTGAACGTTGCGCAATTATCCAGCAATGCCCCTAAATTCGCCACGGTGCGCGTTATCAACCGGGCGCAATAATCGGGGGTTATGGTCATCGCGATTTTTTCCTTCAACCCCGCGTATCGCTCTTCGCACCCGTCAGCACGGTCACGCTTCATCACCAGCATGGAAACCCTGCTTTCATCCGCCCGGTGCTTCACGCTGGGGTTAATGCCGGAGAAACAAAACGCGCTCCTCGCCTGATACCGGATAACATCGCCGTTCGCCGTACCCTTCATGATGACCCCGCCAGAACTCGATTTCCTCGCCAGCATCATCACCCCTTCCATGATAGCGGAATCCTTCATGCTCTCCGCCTCCGCTTCGTCGTATATCACCGGCCTGCCATCGTGACGCAGCGTGCCGCGTAAGCTCGCCTCGGTCGTTCCGCCGTCCGTCATCACCGCCATCGGCCCCACCACCGGTTTTATTATATCCTTCAGCACCGTAGTCTTACCCGCCTGCGCCTCACCTGTTACCCAGATATGAGGCCGCCATGGCAGCATTGCGCATACCGGCGCAACCACGCACCACCCGGCGAGCAGTGAGCCGGATAGCTTATTCTCCCATGACAACCCCTCGCAAATCTCCCTTAGCTTAATCGCCTCCGCGTTCCTAAGCCCCTCGCTCGCTGGCTGGAATACCCGCGCCCCGGCTTGGTACACATAGCGGCTGCGTATCTGATAAGGGTCGGTCGCCTCGCCGTCGATATAAACTACATCCCCACCGTGTAGAATATTCCGCCCTTCATCCAGCCACGCCCCTACGCCGCGCAGCATGTCCATTTTAAACACGCCCGTTCTGTGTGAAATAGCAATCAACGCATTGGCCGCATATGTCTCTATTTTTGAGTTGCTTGTTCCCTCCATCCCGAAGCGCGTACTCCAAAAATCATACGTTGCCAGCCCAAATAGATTCTTTAGCGTGTGTTGCGATCGGGTAAGCGCCACCACCTGCTTTTTGTCTTCGGGATGGTAGTAATAGGATTCCTCGTCATGCCCCAGAATCCGAAACGGCCAGCCAGCCGCCCCGCTCTTATCCTCCTCCGCAGGCGGTGGCTCATCCCATACCGGTGGGCATTCTTCCTTGGCGAGGCAAGCCATGACTGCGCCGGCACCTTCCAACAGGTATAAATCATTAAAATCAGTTGGCTTATCGTCATAATCCCGCGCAAAAACAGGATGCTTCACCACCGCTTTCTCGCCTATCACCGCAGCCGCCGCCCGCGCCCCTTCCATCCCGGCGTTGCGCTCACCCCAGCAGTCATTATCCGCCGCGATAATCACCTCGCAGCCCATCTTGGCCAACCGTTTGGCAACCTCTGGCATATTCCCCGCATTGAACGCCACGCATACCGGCAAGCCCATCGCCTCATGCAGCGTTGCACCTGTGGCGAATCCTTCGGCCAGTATCACGCTCGCCGCCCCGGTATGCTCCCCAATCCAGCAGCAACCGCCCTTCACCGCCCCACCCGCGATGAAAAACTTATCCCCATCCGCCGTGATTCGTTGCGCAGAGGTAATCACCCCGCCAATCCAGACTGGGATAATTAACTCCTCACCATTCACACGCGCAACGTGTGCTTTAATACCCTTGCGCGCCAAATACGGATGCGCCCCTTCTATACCCGCGCCGTATAGCGCCCCCGCCTGCAAAGCAGCACGTTCCCTCGTGCGCGCCAATTCAACCTCTTGCGCCTGCCGCTCGACTTTAAGCCGGTCATTCATCCGCTTGCGCTGTTCCGCATCCATCTTGATGCGGCTTCGGGAGTGCCAGCTAATTGTCTCGCCGGTCTTGTGTGAGTGGAACCACCCCACCGCGAAACTGTCTTCGATCTTCAGTTTGTACCCGAAGGATTTGCGCTTCCCCCCCCCTGAACGATAGGCATGGATGGTGTCGTCGGCGGTAATGATTTCCCCCGCATCAGGGGGCATACCGGCTGCCGTCATGGCTGCCACAAACTCTGCTATGAAGTCAGCACTCATAGACGGATGCACGCAATTGTCGTTTCATCCACGCGCTCAAACCTGAATCCCCCGCCATAAGCTTTCTTATAGTTGGCCGCCGCCTTGCTAACCCGCTCTTTCTCTTGGCTGCGAACGAAAAACCGCTCGCCTTTTCGGAGGTATTTAAACGGGTATTTCGGGGGTCGTCCTGTGCGCATAATAAAACTCCAATTGCATCGCAATCATTCCGCCAAGCACCCATAAAGTCAAACGCAATCTAACCGCTCTTGCAATTTTTTCAAAACCGTGTATCATCATCGTAACGCCCCTCTCCAGCCATGCTGTCAGAGGGGCGAACTGTTTCTAAAATGCCACATGCACAAGAATTCGCTCTGTGCATACGCTGTGCATAGTTTTGTGCATATTTTGTAGTTGCCTAAGCATTTGAAATTCCCAAATAAAGCTTGTCAATATGCACAATATGCACGCTTTTTCCGACTATAGACCCCATGAGAAAATGGAATAGTTCATGATACAACTATTTTCCATATGTATATATATTTCTGTGCATATTGTGCATACCCCTACTACTACTACTACTAACTATATAATATATAATAATAATAAGTATGCACAGTTGTCTGCACAAACGTATGCACAATATGCACAACTTCTTTAAGAAAGTATGGTTAATGGGAAATTTCTTGTTAATTATTATTGTAATATATGGATAAAATTTTTTTGGCGTTAACTTTTCAATCTATGTTATGGTGGTGGTTACTGATATATAACAATAAAATTTATTACCAACCGTTAATTGTCAGCGTAGCATAAATTCCACTTGCCCAACCCCCGCAAAAATGCCATAATCCAACCCAATGAACGATTTTATCGCCGCAAACCCAGCCCTCGTTGCCCTGAAGCTGCCGCTCAGCATCTACGACATGCTGCTCGCCTACAGGCCGAAGAAATGGCGGCAAATCCCGGTTATATACCCAGCGCAGGAGAAGCTTTAAGATGGCTAAGAATCACGGCAATCAGGCTAACCCAACGCTTCCAGACCCTTCCGGCCGTAGCGTCCTCTCCGATGCAGCCGCACCCAGCGAGGATGTTACCCCAGCAGCGGATGTAATCACCCTAGCCGATGAGCCGCAAGCCGACCTGTCCCCCTCCGGCGCAACAGGGGCCACGCCTCAGCACAGCCGCCACGCCACGCAAGCCGACCTCGAGGCACTCGCCACCTCCCTCAACGCCACCTACATTCCCGGCGATGGCATCACGCTGCGCAAAGACGATGGCAAGCTGCTCACCGTACCCACGCTAGGCGCACCAACGATTGGCGAGGTCGAAGCGGCTAAAGCGGTGTTTGTTAAGTATGGGTTTTAATCACCATGACAGGCAGGCCAACCAAGTACGCGCCTGAATACGACCAGCAGGTCTATAAGCTCGCATTGCTCAGCGCCACAGACCGCGAAATGGCTGATTTCCTTAATGTTTGCGAGGATACTTTTCACGAATGGAAGAAGGTACACCCTAGTTTTTCCGAGTCCATCAATCGCGGGAAGAATATGGCAGACGCTAATGTAGCCTCGCGTTTGTACGAAAGAGCAATGGGTTACAGCCATCCCGAAGAAAAGGTTTTCTGTTCTGAGGGCGAAGTTGTAACATACGCAACCACCAAGCATTACCCGCCCGATACGATGGCCGCGTCGCTCTGGCTGCGCAATCGTCAGCCGGCCAAATGGCGTGACAAGACAGAGCAGGTTCAATCTGGAACAGGCGCTAATGGCGAGATTATCACGCAACAAGTCGCCATGACGGCAGACGAATACGCCAAGATGAACCAAGCCATTGAGGGCAAGTTCTAACACCTACTCGGAGCCTGTACGGGTATGGAAATCAACGGCGTTAAAATCGCCCCGCACTTCCTTAAATACAAGCTAGAAAAAGACTTCCTGTTCTTCATCCGCTACATGTTTTACGAGGTGTACGGGCAGAAGTTCATTGTCAACTGGCATCATATCGAGATGGTGCGGTTTGTCATGGGGCTGGAGTCGCACGAGATTCCGAATGGCGTTATTAACATCCCGCCTCGTCATACCAAGACCGAGATTATCGTTATCATGTGGATGGCGTGGACGTTTGCGCGTAACCCCAAGGCGCGGTTTATCCATGTCAGCTATAACGATGAGCTGGCGCTGCGCAATTCTGGCTACGTCAAAGAAATCATCAGCCATCCGTGTTTTCAGCAGTTTTGGCAAGTGACGATGAAGGCCACCACGGACGCGAAAAAGCTATGGGAAACCACGGCAGGCGGCGGCGTGAAGGCTGGCGCGGCGGGCGGCCCTATTACCGGCTTTGGTGCAGGGCAGATGACATGGGAACCGGGCGAGCCGTTTGATGGCGCTATCCTTATCGATGACCCGCTAAAGGCAGATGACGCTGGCTCGCAGGTGGAGCGGGATAAGGTTAACCGCAGGCTTACCGGCACGCTGAAGTCTCGCCGCAACCATCGCCGCGTGCCTATCGTTATCGTGATGCAGCGGCTACATGAGGAGGATGCGAGCGGGTTTGCTCTGTCCGGCGCGGTGGGTCTGAAGTTCGAACACCTTAAATTCTCCGCTTTGCAAGAGGATGGCACGGCGCTGTGGCCGCATATGCATACCGTGGAAGAACTGGAGGCGATGAAGCTGGTTGACCGTAGCACGTTCGCCTCCCAATACCAGCAGGAGCCAGCCCCGATTGAGGGCGCGGTGTATAAACTATCCGAGTGCGGGCGATTCTCCCAGCCTCCAGTGGGTAGCGTGGTGCGGATTGTTCATTCATGGGATACCGCATACAAGCCCAAGGAACACAACGACCCCTCCGTTTGCACGATATGGCATGAAACAACTACGATGAGCTATCTGGTCGAGGTAGTGTGGGGCAGGTGGGATTACCCAGAACTGCGCCGCCGTGCGCTGGAACTTGCCGACCGTGATAAGCCGCATGCCATTCTGATTGAGGATAAGGCATCCGGGCAATCGCTTATCCAAGAGTTTCAGCAATTCACACGGCATCCCATCATTGCGCTACATCCCGATGGCGACAAGGAAACCCGCGCCCGCACCACGGCAGCGATGACTAGCCGCATAATGCTACCAAATGAGGCACCGTGGCTACTGGATTACGAGACCGAGATGCAATTATTCCCCAACGCGAAGAACGACGACCGGGTTGATAGCACCTCGCAGTATCTCAAGTGGCTGCGCGATAACGGCGGAGATACGGACTATAACGCGCTAATGGATAAGATTTACTCCGGCCAAACGGAGCGATGGCGCGGTGGCTCGCTCAATGGATGATACAATATCCCTATTATTCCCCTTTACCCCATTGCTTTTTTATATTAGACTACCTGAATAGCGCCACTGCCTCGCCCAGCAGGGCGAGCGTACCCCATAGGAGCTAGATTGCTTTCAGACAGCGCCCTTGCCGAGCAGTTCAACCGCAATGTCGGGCGTTTCTTCACCGAAACCAACTGGCAACGCCAAGAACTGTACACCGCATACGAATACCGCGATTGCCACCAGTGGAGCGCCAAAGAGCTGGCCGACCGCAATCGCCTGAACAAATCCATCACCACCATCAACCTCGCCGCGCCCATCATCCGCGCTATCTCCGGCACCGAGTGTATGCAGGACAAGAAGCTCGACTTTGTGGCGATGGATGAATCGTTCGACGCTGACGCTGATGCCATGTCCGACCTTGTGGAATACTGCCAATACGCGGCTAACTATGACTCCGAGCAATCCGCCGCACGCGAGGACGCTGCGGTATGTGGTATCGGCGCAACGGTAACATGGATAGACATGTCATCCCGCGACGCTATCGCTGGCATCCCCGTCACCGAGCGCGTGTTCCCCGGCTTCATGTTCTACGACCGCTCATCCCGTGGCCGCTCCATCAACGAGAAAGCCCGCTGGTGTGGCTATGCCGACCCGGTGAACAAGGATGACCTGACCGATAAAATAGACCGGATGAAGAACAAGAAGCGCCAGCAGGGCATGACCGCAACGGACTTCAAGCCGTTCCTCATGTCGTTCCAGCGACAGACGAATTACGACCATATCGACTTTGTGTATCACTATTTTTGGTGGGAGTTCGAGGACATCTACGACGTGATGAATCCGTTCTCCGAGCCTCAGATTCAGCATCTCGTGTTGCAGGATGATGAGGTCGCCAACATGGTAGGCGAAGTAACCGAGGCGCTTGCGATTGACTGGAAGGCTCCGTACTGGTCACTTCCCCCCGAAGGCTTCAAGGCGATGGAGGAATTGTTTGAAACCATCTCCGTGCTGACCGGGCTGCCTGTAATTGAAATGGAATATTCCACCCGCGAGGGCAAATGCTACTACCGCGCCGAGATAGCCCGCGGGCTGGTGCTGAAGAAAACCCGCTCCTACACGCAGACCGGCCACGCGCTTAACTTCATCACCGGCTATTACGATGAGGTCATGAATGTTTTCTATGGCATGATGCGCCCGCTCTCATGGGTGCAGGATTCGTTTAACGTGGCGATGAGTGATTTCCTTGGATACGCCAAAGCAGCGAGCCACGGCGGCAACGCATATGTTCAAGGCGCAGGCGATGCGTTTGAGCGGCTGTACAAAGAGAAGGCGCAGGAAGATAGCCTGACCCCGCTGCCCAAAGATGCGGTCATTACACCGAAGGGGCTGCCGCAAGCGCCGCAAGCCCTCGTCGAATTCATCCGCCTGATGATGGAACTCATGCCTCGCGTGCTTGGATTGGGGCAGGAATTCTTGGGCGTTATCACCTCCGGCGACATGACTGACTCGCTGTATGGCAAGGTGATGAGGCAATCCTACGCCGTGCTGGCCAACTTCGCCAATTCGTCGTCTTCGTATGCCCGCAGGCAAGGCTATATCTACATGGATATTGGCCGCGCCATGATTAATGCGGAGGATGGCAAATACATCCCCGTCATGTCACCCGATGGCGAGCAGAAGCTACGCCGCATCAGTAAGCAGAACCTAGCCGCCGCCTATACCGTTCGCCTTGTCGAGCGCCCGATGTCTTCGGATGAGAAGCAAAACACATTCAACCAACTCTCGCAGCTTGCGCCGCAGTTCGCGCAATCGGGCATTAATATCCTTCCGATTCTGGCGAAGTACGCGCCGATGGACATGAAAGACCGCGATGCACTGGCGAAACTAGCCTCGCCGCAACCCGCGCAGCCCGACCCGCTCAATCAGGCGTTACTCGACTCACAGGCCAAGCTGCAATACGCGCAGGCCGAGAAGCTTACCGCCGAAGCGCGTAATAAGGGCGAAGAGGCCGGGATTGTTTACGACAAGATTCTCTCCGAGATTGCCAAGAACTACGCAGCAGCCGCCAAGGATGACGTGGACGCAGGTAAGACAGAATTCGACGTATGGCACACGATGCAGCAACCCGCCGAGCCACGCGCCCCCGCACAATAGCTTAACTAGGAGAAGACCATGCCCGAAGGTTTAATGAGTGATGCAGAGATACTAGCGATGCCGAATGAGGCACCGCCCGCCCCTCCGGTGGAAGCTCCAGCAGAAGAAGCACCGGAAGAAACAGAGCAGCCCCCCGCTGATACGGTTAGCGAAGAAGAGGCACCCTCCACCGAGGAGGCCGCCCCCGAAGCGCCGAAGAAAAAGCCAATCTACGTCAAGAAAGACCGCTTGGATGAGGTATCTGAGCAGCGCCGTGCCGACCGCGAGCAGTACCAAGCTGAGATAGCCCGCGAGCGTGCGGAGAAAGAACAGGCGAAGGCCGCAGCGAAGGCGCTGGAGGATTTCATCCGCAAGGCCAGCGAGAAACCAGCCAGCCGCGCCGAGGAAATAGACCCCGTAGACCCCGAAACCACGGCGATGCTTAAAGGGCTGATTGAAGGGCTGGAACAGAAGGTTGAAAGGGCGCTTGGTGAGTCTCAGGCGCAGTTTGAGAATCGGCAGTTCGAGGCGGCGTTATCGGGTATTCCGGCAGAGAAGCAGCAGAACGCGATTGCCGCGATGGCTGTTGAGATGAATGCTTTTGCCGCTGCCAACGGGCTTAATCCTACGATTGAGCAGGTGATAGCAGCCGCTTCGGAAGAGTGGAAGAAAATGCAGTTCCAAGTGTTTAAAAACCCCAAAGGAAACGTGCAGCAGTTGACCGACATTTGGGCGAGCAAGTACGCCAAGGCAGCCCCCGCCGCTGACAAAACCAAGATTGACATGAAGCAAGTCCAGAAGAACCGCGAGCAGGCAGGTGCGCCGACCTACAGCAAGGAATCCGTGCAGGTTTCCGCGCATGATTGGCAACAGAGCGCCGTTGCGGAGATGAAGGAAAAAGGCTTTGACGATAAATATCTTCGTTCGCAGGGGCTTTAACCGCGATTCATAATTGCTTTTTTATATCGTTTTCCTTGCAGCGATAGGAAAATCTGATATAATGCAAGCTAAGTTATAGGGAAACGGCTGGATTGGCTCGCTACCTTTCCAGCTACCCTTATAGCCCCGCCCGCAAGGGTTCGCACGCATCCGGCGACACACGATGCACCGCCTCGCAAGAGGTTCGCTTTTTAGGTCAGCGATATAGACCCGACAATCCGTAAGTTTCAAACCAGCCAGCCTCGCAATGGTGCGATGCGGCATAACTAGGAGTATATCCATGGCTACTTTAGTCAATGGGCCAGTTACTTCTTCGGATACCGGCTATTACGCTATCAAGTATAGCAAGAACCTCTATCTCGAAGGGGTAGTATCAAACCCCATTAACAAAATCCTTTCCGAAAACGGTGTCATCAATCGCGAAGACTCGCTCCAAACCAAGGGCGGCACTGTTTACATGTACAACGCACTGAAGCTCGCAGGACAAGGCGCAACGGGTGATTATGACCACTACACCAACGCCCAAGCCCGTCAGGTTTCCAATCGCTCGCTGAATATCGCGCTCAATTCCGCGCCGGATATTACGTGGCACATGGAAGGCACGCAGACCAACCAGTACATCACCTACGACATTGGCAGCACCAATGAAGAGGCGCTGGCTGACTGGACGCGGTCGCTGATTTCCTCGGCCATGCTTAACCAGCTTGCGTCGAACACGGCAACCAGCATCACGCAGTACACGCTTTCGCCTAACGCATTTACCGCCGCTGATGCGCTGCTTCGCATCACGGGTAACAACGCGGCATCGGTTCCGACCTACCACTACGCAGGTTCGGCAGCCGGTACTGCTATTACGACCGATGCGTCCGTCAACTCCGGCAATCCGCTGTCGCTGAAAGATTTCGAGTTCGCTGTAGAGGTCATCACCTCGCAGCAAGCTTCGGCTCCGACGTGGCAGGTGCTTGGTAACGGCAATTTCGCAGGTATCGCTATCATCTCCCAAACCGGGATGAACCAGCTTATCAACGAAAACGTTACGCTCGGCCAAGGCTTGCAGGTTGCGCAAATCATCTACTCCAACCTGAATGGCGGCAAAACACCGGGCATTATGGCTGAGTTCATGATTCCGGGCATCCCGCTCAAGTTCGTTGTCGTTCCCGATAGCTGGCTTCCTCGCGGCGTGAACCTTTCCACCGGTGCTGAAGTGGCGAATACCCGCCGCTGCGTCATCGTCGGCAAGAACGCGCTCGACGTTAGCTTCGGCGCTGGTTACGCACCGGCTGGCGGCAAAGCCATCCCCGGCGCATCCATCGAGTTTGATACCAACTTCAAGCCGCTCAACAAAATGGGCTACGCCACGGCGAAAATGCTGTGGGGCTGCAAGAAGGTACAGCAAACCGGCGTGGGCGCAGGCAACTCAACGGCATATGACCTGTCTACCTTTGTCATCTGCCACTATAGCCGCACGTAAGGAGGGCTGAACATGACTGCATTTACAGCACTAACCATCAACCCGGCCAAAATCGGCGAAGTGGGTGAGATTGTCGTTGGCACGGGTACTTTCACCTTAACGGGGGCGCTCGCCAACACCGACACCATCACCTTTACGGGCATTGTCAGCCCCGGCAATTTCCGGGTAATTGGCTTTGACATCTGGTCGAATGAAATCGACACGGATGCCACCCCGACCGGCACGTGGACTGTTGGTAACGCCACCGACCCGGATGGCTATCTGACCACCCAAAACATGGGGCTGCCCGCGCAGCTTCCTGCTAACGGTAGTCAGCTCCGCTACTCCGGCAACGGTGCGCTAATCGGTACGAATATCGGCACTGTTTCGACTGATGGAAACGTCGTCGTTACGGTTACTGCCGCTGTCGCTACCAGCGCAACCACGGGTGCGGTTAACGTCCGCATCTGGGTACAAGGCGTAATCTAGGATGGCAACGTTATCCGACCTGCGCGACCAAATTAAGTCAGACCTGATACTTACGGGAACGGCTTATGACGCGCAGGTCGATAACGCAATCCGTTCCGCACTACGGAAACTGAGAGGCAAGCGTTACTGGTTCCTGAAAAAAATGGACGATTTAACGCTTGTTTCCGGTAATTACTCGGTAGCATTGCCGGATGATTACGGCGCTCCGTATATGTTTGAACTGCTCTATAACGGCTACCGCGCATCGGATGGGCAGGGGTTCGATTTCCTGACGTTCGACCGGCTGAAGCGCGAATATTGGGTGACAAACCCGCTCGTAACGACCGTGCCGATTGCCTGCGCCACGCTTAACGATGCGCTTTATGTGTCGTGCATCGCAGACCAGAATTACACGATACCCATCACCTACTACCAGCAGGACGCGACGTTGCCGGTTTCGGACAGCGATACCTCCGTCTGGTTTGATGACGGGTACGACCTTTGCCGCGTGCTGGCGGTCTATATGTTCAAGCGCGAGTCGCAAGGCTACACGGTGAACGAAGAGGATGGCGCATTGGTGGCGCTGTACACGAAATACTTGGATGAAGACCACGTCGCAAGGGAGGCAGGCCGCTAATGCCAAATACCCCGAATCTCAACCTGCTTTACCCCACCCCGCTAGACCCGGCCACGGCTGACTTGTGGGGCGACATCCTAAACGATATTTTTCTTGCGCTCGACGCAGAGGCGGCAACGAGTACCATCGCGCATAATTTTGCGGATTTCCTCGTATCGCGCCCTGTGTTGAAGGACTACGGCGAAGAGCTATCCACGGTCACGAGCGCGGCCAATGTGGCTACGTTCAATATCACCAATGGCAACCATTTCCAAATCACACTGACCGAGAACGTGACTACCGCGACAATTTCCAACCCCACCGCGAGCGGCGACGTGTGCGCCATCATGATTGACGTTATGCAGGCGGCATCAGGTGGCCCCTATACATTCGCGTGGCCAGCAGCCGTTAAATGGGCAGGCGGTGCGTCGGCTCCCGTTATCACCACCACAGCCAGCGCGACCGATTGCTTTTTGCTGCGCACGCGCAACGGTGGAACGTCATGGCAAGGTTTCATCTGCGGGCAGGGGTTCTTATCCTTATGACCGCAACACAACTCGCCGCAGCAACTAATTCAGGTTATCGCTTCTATGTCGCGTTTGACGGCACCAATGATTATTTCTCGAAGACCGGGGCGCTGGCTGGGGTATCCAATACCAAGCAATGCGTTATCTCGCTGCCGTTCAAGGTGACATCGTTTGCAGCCCTCAGTAATTACGTTTTCAGCATTCCGGGCGGCACGGGAAGCGCGGGGTTGTTTTTTTACTTCACTAGCGCTGGGCGATTGTTCGTGGACGGGTACAATACCCTTAACGTTCTAATCTTGCGCATGACGATTGACGGGTTCGCTATCAACACCGCGTATCACCTCCTCATGTCGTTCGACCTATCCAGCGCGGCGCTCCGCTCCGCATACCTTGCTGACACCGACGCGAGCGCAACATGGTCAACCTACACCAACGACACGCTAGACGTTACTGGCGACGGCCTGACAACCAACTATCTCGGCGGATTCCAGCCAACGGGCGGCGGTGTCGGGCTGTTCTACGGCCAGCTTTTCCGCCCCTATGTCGCACTCAGCCAATACACGGACTTCTCCTTGGAAGCCAACCGTCGTAAATTCATTAACTCATCGGGCAAGGTAGTTAACGGAGGTTACGACGGTTCGGGCTATCTCGGCACGCAGCCGACGATGTTCTACGATGGCTCGCCCAATGACTTTAATAATCGCGGTTCGGGCGGGGCGTTTACCCTCACCGGCACCCTTACGCAAGGGGATGCAGCGCCGGTATGAGCTTAATCGACATTCAATATCTTCCCGGTACGCAGAAATCGCCGCAGCAGACGAAGATTACGCAGCCGTGCTTTACCGATACCGACCATGTGCATTTTCCTGATGGCCGGTTCTCGACGTTGCCGCCTTATTCATCTGTAACGAACAGCATCGCCTCCGTCACCATGTCGGGCAAATGCCGTTCTGAGCATGCCATTAAAATGACGGGTACTTACGAGGGTTCTTATTACCTGTTCGGCACGTCTTACGGCATGTACGCCCTGAAGAACAACCAGCTTTATAACATGACCCCGCTTGAAACCACGAGCGTCACGCTTGGGGCGAATCCAATCGCAACGCGGTATGATGACGTGCAGACAACCCCGCTCCTTTTCACTTCAGGAAGCAATGTCATTCAAGTATTCAGCTTTCTCTATGACGAGGTGCGCCCCGGCGATGTGGTGACTATTTCGGGGATAGTCGGCACCGCTGGCTTTATCAACGGAATCCCGATAACGGAAGTTAACGCAACGCATACGGTGCTTACGGTCGTCGGGCTTTACTTCACCATCCGCGTTGATACATCGGCAACATCATCCGGCTCACCTACTGAAGCGGGTAGCGTGATTGCGATGAAGGCGGTTAAGGTCACTTACGCCGCGCACGGCCTAGCAGCAGGCGACCGAATCAAGATTACAGATGCGGCCGGCCCGATTGGCGGCATACCGGCAGCCGAGATTAATAAAGAGCATGAGGTGTCGGTTGTCGAAACCGTGAATACCTTTGTGATTAAAACCGCCACCGCACCAACGTCTTTTGCATCTGGCGGGGGTGCTGGGGTTGACGTGTTCAAGCAAATCGCCGCAGGCAATTCCGACCAGTCCGCCGCAGTCGGTTACGGTGTCGGCATTTACGGCGAGGGCTTATACGGGCAGGGCGGCCCATCTGTTGCCGCGCAATCCTTCCCGCGCATCTGGAGCTTTGGGACGTTCGGCAACGAGGTGGTCATGTGTCCCGGCGATTACCTGACCGGCGACGGGCAGAAGATTTATATCTGGGATGGAAATACCGAAATCGCGCCTACGGTGCTGACGAACGCGCCGACCGATTGCAATTGGGTCGGCGTGGTGAATAACTCGGTTGTCGCGCTGTGCGGGCGCACGGTGAAAATATCGGAAATTGGCGATGCAACGGTTTGGTCTGGCCTCACCTACTACGAAAAAACCCTTGAGCGCGTGTGGAAACTGGTTTCCCTCTATATTTTCGACCAGAAAAGCGCGGTCATCTACACGCCGCAAGAGGCTATTTTGCTCCGCTATGTCGGCGGGGGCGATATTTGGGATTTATCCGACCTTTTCACCGATGACGGCATCCTTGCGCCGATGATGGCGAGCAGCTTGAACGGTGTTTTGGAGTGGCAGGGCGCTCGCGGCAAGTATTCCTATGATGGCGGCATCCCCAAGAAGCTTAAAAACGTACAAAACGAGGAATGGCAGCTCCAAAATCTCAATTTCGGTAAGGCGTGGAAGTGTTTTTGCTCCCCCGACCAGCAGAATGAGCAGATGTACTACTATTTCCCGACCGGTACGGACTCAGAGCCGGGTGATTATCAAATCCGCAACGGCGATACCTATACGTTAGGCCGCATGACGCGCACCAGCGGGCAGCGACCGGGGTTTCTCGACTCGGCTTTCTTCATGGTGGATGCAGATAACGTGATTTACCGCCATTTCACTACCGGCGCAGTGACGTTCGACTGGTACGCTGTATCTAGCGAGGCATATGCGTTTGGTGGGGAATCGCGTGCGATGGTGGATATGGTTTACCCCGATTCCAACCAGTCAGGCACCATCAATTTCACATTATACGGGCGTGAATTCCCGCAAGGTGAGCTATTCGATTACGGCGCTACGGCGGTGGCGCAGGGTACAACGCACTTCACCCCGAAAGCAGCCGGTAAAATCCTCGGATGGCGCTTGGATGGTGATGCAGCCGCTACGACCGGCGCATGGAAAATGAACATCAAAGAGCTTGGGCGGAGGGCTGGCAATGCCGTTTAACTTCGTCACCAACGTAGATGACATGCTCCGCGAGCGCCGTAACGATATGGCAGCAGTGGCGGCGGTGGAACAGAATAAACTCGCTGGGCGGATTAACCGTCCGGGGCGTGCCGTGCCTGCGAATGCGGCAGACGTAATCCCCGGCGATATGGTCGGCGATGTGATGAACGACGCGACTTACAGCTATACGCTGCGGGTGGTTTCGCTGGTGCCGTTATGGGATAGACAAACAATGGATGTGGGGTGGTAGTATGGGATTCGGTTTAGGCACAGCATTAAGTATCGGCGGCAGCCTTCTCGGCGCAATGGGGCAGGGCAAAGGCTCAGCACCTACGACTCTCAGCGGGTACACGACTTCGCCGCAGAAGGTGAAAGACCTCGCGGAAGGGGATTTGTTCACCAAAATCAAAGACTACCTCGCGCAGGGCTACCAAGGCATTCCGATGCGCCGCACCAACGCGGATGACGCAGACCCCATCTTCGGCAGTAAATCCCGCATGGATTATCAGGCGTATCTGGATGCATTGGCCGCCGCCCAGCCAGTTGAGGAAGCCCCCGTTGCTGAAGACCCCGGCCAGTATAACGCGCTCCTTGGCCGTATCATGGCACAGCAAACCGCAGGCGCACCGAATAGCTCGCTCGCTAACGCATGGGGAACATTCCGGCAGATGGCAACCGATGCGGATTACGCGGAACTGGCGAAGAAGCTAAAGAATAGCGTGCCGGGAACGGGGCTTTATATGGGTGGCTACCAAGACCGCGAAACCGCGCAGCCGATAGATTTATCTCAATTGCTGGCGAAATACCGTAGCTCAGTGGGGGCGAAATAATGGCCATACCAACCCAATACCAAAACGGCGCAACCCCGATACTAGCGGAACCGCTGCATCAATACGAGCGGTCGGGGCTGCAAACCCTCGGCGGCTCCGGTGTGAATCAAAGCATGACGGATGCGCTGGGGTATCTGCAACAGATGAATTCAAACCCCACGGGATTCGCAGGACGCTACACTGACCCCCGCGTTTCCGGTTACATGGATTCGGCGGCAGGCGCAACGCAGGCGGGGATTAACCCCGTCACCATGCAAGAGATTCAGGGCGTGCAGAACCCCTACGCCTCAGCGCTGAAAAACCGCCTTACGGAATACGGCCAGCAAGCTCGCGCTGGCATATTGGCAAATCAAGGTGTGCGTGGTGGCCGCTCGTTCGGGGATACCGCGCAGGGTGTGCGGCAGGGGATGCTGGATAATGAACTGCTCAGCAAATCCTCGGATATTGACTACCAGACATTCCAAGACGCGCTGGGGCAGATTAATACCGAGCGCAATCGCTCGCTCACGGGTGGGGCGCAGTTCGGCAACCTCGCCAATGGTGCGCAGGGCATATTCTCCAGTGCCATGCAGAACGGGCTGGCATCCATCGGCGGCCTGTATAACGCGGGCGCGGGCGTGCAGGGTGCGCAAAACGAAGCCGCTGGCAACCAGATTGACGCGGGCAATTACATCCGCACCTACAACCAAGGCATCAACGACCTTGTGCAGAATAACCTGTTGCAAGGCCAAGGATACCCGGCGCAGCAAATCAGCAATGTTACTGACTGGCTTAAATACTTCCAGTCTGGCACGGGTGGGGCGCAGCCGGGGGCTAATTCGCTCAGCACGGCGGGCGGGTTGGCGCAGGTCGGCGGCGGGTTGCTTAGTATGTTCGGCGGAGGCTCGCGCCCTGTATCGGAACTCGGACTCGGCAGACAGATGGCGATAGGATAATTATGAACGACGCATACAACATGATTCAAAGCGGCCTCAATCTCATCGGCGGCCCCGTGCGGCAGGAAGCGCAGCGCTCAGAGGCGCAGGTACGACTAGCTAACGCGCAAGTGGCGGAGGCGGAGCGAAACTTGCAGGCGGAGGATGCGGTTAGGCAGATATTCGCAGGCAAAAACGGCAATGTCACCGAAGAGGACGCGCTGGCAATCATGGGATATTCGCCGGAGTTGGGGATTCGGTTGCTGGAGTCGATTTCAAAGAATAAGCAGCGCGAGGCGCAGGCTGCGGTCATGCAGCAGTTCGCAGGGGGCGGTGCGCAGGATGGTAGCCTTGCCGGTCTAGCGGCGGCTAGCGGCGACTTGCCGACCCTGATAGGGGTGCTGAGCAACGAACGGGAAGCGGCAGCACGCCTAGACAAAGAAGAACGAGATAGGGATTTTGAATTAAACTCTAAACCGCTGACGGAGGCCGACCAGCGGGCGGTAACGCTTGCGCAGGAGGGGCTTGCTTCGGTTCAATCTCTCAAGGCACAGCTTTTTGATGAGAACGGTCGATACAGGCCGGGTGCGAGAGGTCTGATTGCGCAGATAACGCCTATCCCCGGAATGGGTGCTTTAACAGTGACCCCGGAAGGCAATAAAGCATTTTCAGACGCGGAAAACCTGACGCGGAACAACTTATACCTTAAATCTGGCGCGGCTGCTCCAGAGGGCGAAGTCCGTGGCAATATGGGAATATATGCTCCCAGCCTGACCGATGATGATAAGTCGGCATATGACAAGCTGAAAAAAGCGGAGGATTACTTTAACAGCCGCCTTAATGTCGTTAAAGGCGCAAGAACGCTTCCGGGCGAGACTAAGGGCGGCGGCGCAGGTAATGGCGGCTGGTCGATTCGGAGGCTAGACTAATGGCACGATTTGAAGTCACCGCTCCAAACGGCTCAAAATATGAGATTACGGCTCCAGATGATGCGTCTGATGATGACATCGCTGCATACGCCAAAGCGCAATTCGCTGACAAAGAGCCACCCGTTACACCAGCCATTCCTGCCACTCCTGCGGTTGCCCCAGAGAACGAAAGGTCATTTGCCGATAGCGCGTTGCTTGGCCTCAAAAAACGCGGCTCCGGTCTTGTAGAGCTGGGATTAAACGCAGCGCAAAACTTCGGATATGATGTCGCGGATGAAAAGGCGGCATTAGCAGATGTCCAGAATCAATACGACAAACAAGGAACCGGCACGGGAGTTAAGGGTTTCGTAGGGGAAATCTTAGGCGACCCGCTGTCTTATATCCCCGGCATTGGTGCGACTAAGGGGGTTTCAACTCTTGCTAAAGCAGGGCTAGGGGCGGGGCTGCTCTCCGGTGTAACCACCGGCACAGGAGATGAGAAATCCACGCTTAGGGACAACGCATATAATGCAGGCGAGCAGGGCGTTTTAGGTGCGTTAATCGGAGGCGCATTAGGCAAAATAGGTTCCACTGGTAAATCTATTGCTAACGGCATCGGGGCGCGTGGCATCGATGAGTTGACCGCAGTAGGCGACGAGATAAAAGCAGCATCCAGCGCCGCGTATAAACAAATGCGAGCGGTTGGAGCGGTTGTTAAACCATCTTCTGCCAGAACTATATTTACCGATGTTAATACGGCTGTAAGCGGCGCAGGAAAGCTCAATAACAAGCTTCATGGCGACACCATATCGGTGCTGGGTGATTTAAAGAAAGCTACGCAGGGGAGAAAAGGACTTGGCCTTGAGGAAATAGACCAATTCAGGCAGCAGCTTAGCGACGTTGTGCAGCGCAATACTGATGTTAGAGGCAAGATTAACGGTGATGCGTTTAAGGCAAAAAACGCCATCAAGGTTTTGGATGATGCCGTTGATAGGCTTGGTGCATCGGATTTGACCAACGGCACCACTGATGCTATGGATGCCTTGAACCTAGGCCGCTCGGAATGGGCGCGCTATAGTAAACATTCTCGTGTTGCGGATATACTAAAAAAAGCAGATGGCGACCCGAACCGGATTAAGTCGTTGATAAAGCAATTTGTCAATAACGACAAAAACCTGCGCGGATTCACCAAGCAGGAAGTTGCCGCCCTCAGGATAGCGTCACGCCAGACCGTCGGTGAAGGCGCATTAAAGACGCTTGGGAAGTTCGGTTTTGACTTCGGCAATTCAACGACTTTCGGCAATACCGCTTTACCTGCGGGGGCTATTGCTCTTGGTAACCCCGCTCTCGCTGTAGCCGGTACGGTGGCGCGGCAAGGACAGAAATACTTAGCGCGAAGTGCGGCAGAGAACGCCATGAAAGCCATCGAGGGAGCGGTGCCGCAAGCTGATAATGCGTTGCTGAAAGCCGTATCAGGCGCGGGCGTTGGTGCCGCTATTTCCGGCATAAGCGGTGCCGGGGCATCCGCAGCAGAGCAAGCGCCGAGCCAGTTTTCTGAACCATCCGCAGCCCCCTCGCCAATCTCCCCGCAATCCTCCCTCCCCGCTGACATCCGCCAAGACGAGGGCTTACGCTTCACCACCTACACCGACACCACCGGCAACCCGACGATTGGCTACGGCTTCAACCTCAATTCCGGCATTGCCAAAAAGGTGTGGAAAAAAGCAGGCATACCCACGCCGTTTGAGCAGGTGGCCGCTGGCACTGCATCCATCACGCCGCAGGAAGCCGAAGCGCTTGGCCGCGAGTCGTACAATATCGCCTATGCCGATGCAGCTGACATCTATAGCGACCTCGACAAACTCAACGAGCCTCGCAAGGAAGCGCTGCTTAACCTCTCATACCAGTTCGGCAAGCCCCGCCTATCGGCACTCAAGGAATTCAACGCCGCTGTGAATAAAAAGGACTGGAAGCGCGCTGCCCGTGAGCTTGGTAAAACGAAATACTACAAGCAGACCCCCGCCCGTGCGCAAGCCGTGATTCGTAAACTACTACAGGAGAACGTATGAGAATGTACCGCCCGAAGAATTATCAACCGCTGGCCATCGTTGGCGAATACCCTAAGCCGGAGAAGATGGAGCGCATCACGAATACCGGCGATACCGTGTTCTACTGGACGGGCAAGGATGTGCTGTACGGCACCCCCGGCGATATACGCGGCGGATATTTCGGGGAAGCGCTTTATAACGCCCTCCGCCACCGCAGCTATGACCTGCTCGCGGAGCATAACAAACGGCTACTCGACTTCCTCCAATCCAAACTCAGAAAGGTAAATTAAATGACCTCGATTATTCCTCAGACCGTCATGGTGGCGGATGGCACTGTAAGCTCTGCTTTCGGCGATGACCAAGCTCGCCCCGGACTTCAATTCTTCGCACATGGTACATTCGGTGGCGGCACTGCGAAAGTCCAGTATTCTTGGAACGGCCTCCCCTTTCAAGACCTTCCCGGTGCAACGCTCACTGCTAATGGTGTCGTTGGTGGCATTCGCGCTTCCCGTGGCGAGCGGTTCCAAATCGTTCTTACTGGCGCTACGGCACCCTCCTTAAACGTTGGGCTTGTAGAGGTGGTCTAATATGGCATATCTTGAAAACCCCGATTTATCGCGTGGGTATGTTGCGGGGAGGTATTACCATACCCCGTACCACCTTGCGAACGGCGCGGCTGGTGCGCCTGCGCAGCGCCTTCACGCGGTTCCCATCCAGATAACCCGCCCCGTGACCGTAACAAAGCTTGGCATTTTTGTGAGCGTCGTTTGCTCTGTTGCCAACAGCAACGCCCGCCTTGGTATCTACTCAAATAATAACGGCGTACCGGGTTCGCTTATCGTTGACGGCGGCGAGGTTGACGTATCTGTCGGTACTGGCGCAAAAGAGGTAACTATCAGCACCTCGCTTGCGCCCGCATGGTACTGGCTCGCGGTGAATTTCGAGGACGTTACATCACTCACCATCCTCACGCACGCAACGTCATCCTTCGTTAATGGTGATTTCGGCGTTACTGCGCCGGATGCGGGTGTTTCCTGCGTGCGCGTTGTTTCCGCTTATGGGGCGCTTCCCGCCGCATTCCCTGCGGTCGTAAACGCGGATTTCGTATCAACATCCAGCCCCCGCGTGTGGTGGAGAATGGGAGTCTAATTTAAATGGCTTATATCGAACCTGCCGTCAACGATTCTCCCGGCGATTCTCCCGCTGCCGTCTGGTCTGCCGAGAAGGTGGCATTCTTTGCTGGTTCTGCGGCCAATGGCTCTGTCGTAATGATTGGCGATTCCATGGTTGCGAACGAGGTAGGCGTGGCTACGGCGGGAACGAACGGCTATAGCTATTATTACCACCAGCGCGGCATCGTGAACTGGATGCAGGCGCTATGCGGGTTCCCTTACAATACCGTGACGCTTTATCGCGGGCTACTCCCGCCCGATGACTGCAATCAAGGCGTTGGCGGCCAAGAAACAAAGGACATGGTGGCTCGATTCCCCGTGGACGTGCTTAGCCAATCCCCTGTACCGCCGAATCTCGTGTGGATTCGCGCTGGGACGAACGATATTAAGGCATCCCAAACCGCCGAAACGATAAGCACCAACTTAATATCAATGGCCAAGATGGCGATGGATTTGGGCGTGCCGGTCATCATGGAAACCATCTGGCCGCGCAATAACAGCGACGGCAATGGGTTTAGCGCAGGCGAGGAGCTTATCCGCCTTGACGTGAATAGCCGCCTTGTCGCTTTCGGCAATACTGTTCCGGGGCGGTGCATTGTTCTGTCACTGGATGCCACGCTCATCGACCCGGCAACCGGGGCGTTGAATGTTAATTATTCCTATGACGGCCTGCATCCAAACTCGCTCGGTGCCTATATGGTGGCGGTTAATAACGCAATTCCTGCGTGGAAATTAATATCGTCATCCACCAAAATATACCGAACCTACCCCGGTGATTTCAACACAACGACCGCGCCTTATGGCAACCTTCTGACCAATGGGGCGTTCACTGGTACTGGCGGCACCGCATCAACTGGCGTAACCGGTACGCTTCCTACCTCATGGCGCTCTGAGCGCTCGGCGGGGTCTGTGATTACGGCTGTAGCGTCCATCGTCACTGAGGCGGATTGGAACGGTAATAGCTCGACCTTTTCCCAGCACGTCGTTACCAGCGTAGGCAGTGGTGCAGATACGGATGAATACCGCTTGAGGCCAACGGCTACCGCGATTACGAGCAATATCGTTGCGGGCAACTGGTACGTTGCAGAAGCAGAAGTCAAAGTAACGAACGCAACGGCTAGGCTTCTTCGCTCCGTTTATCTCCGTGTCACTGACCAAGAGGGCGATGATACGCATGTTCGGATGTTCTCGACGCGTTACACGAACGTTTCCGTGAAGGATATTTTCCCGAATAGCGATATGCACCTCGTGCTGCGGACTCCGCCCTTCCAGTTAGATGGAACCACTGGCATTCTCTATTACATGATGGCGGATTTCGATACTACCGTCACAGGCGCGGTGACGCTCAAATGGACGAAGCCGGTTTTAAAGCCGATTCCCTACGTGCCGGAACGTGGTGCAAGCGGTAACGTGCGCGTTGTAACGGCGGCTGGCGCGATAACGGTTTCCGGCACGGATGACGTAATATTAGTCAATAAAAACGTAGGCGCTGCTACTAGCGTCACGCTGCCGATTAATCCGCAAAAAAACCGCACCGTAGCAGTCAAGGATTACAAAGGCGATGCGGGAACAAATAACATTACCGTCACCGCCCCGCTTTCCGGCACGATTGATAATTCAGCTTCCAACGTCATCAGCAGTAACTATGGATGGCGCACGTATCGCGCCGTTGGTAACGGGAATAATTGGTATGTATTGTAGGGGGGAATCTTATGACAGATGACAATACTGTAAAAATTGCGGTTGTTGAAGAACAGATAAAAGGCTTGCGCGAGCAACAGAAAAGTCACGCAGACAACACGGCGCAAAAGTTCGATATGGCATTTGAAAAGCTTGATAACATCACCGAAGCCATGAACAAGGGTAAGGGCGTGTTCGCCGCATCCCTGTTTTTCGCTGGGGTTGTCGGCGGTCTGTTCGCAAAGCTGGTAACGGCGATTGTCCCCAAGGTAGGCGGATAATGACCCAAGATATTGATGCAGCTGTTGCGCTTATAAAAGAATTTGAAGGCCTTGAGTTAGAGCCATACCGTGACCCCGTAGGGCTGTGGACAATCGGTTACGGCCATCTCATCCGAGGCGATGAAACCTTTACTAGAATCACCGAGGGCGAGGCCGAGGCGCTGTTGCGCAAAGACTTAAAAGAGGCGATGGACGTGGTTAATGGAGTGGTTAAATCCCCGCTTAACTGGCACCAGAAAGCCGCGCTTTATTCCTTTGTGTTCAATCTTGGCGGCAAGAAATTCAAAAACTCCACCCTGCTCAAATTGCTAAATAAAGGCGAGTATAAACTTGCAGAGGGGGAGTTTAAGCGATGGATTTACGCGGGGGGCAAGGAACTGGCCGGGCTTGTTCGCCGCCGCATTGCGGAACGCGATATGTTTAACGGATTAATAACTAAACGCTGATAATATTATAACCAACGATAGGAGAAGACTATGGACGAACTAACACAATTCTGCGTGAACCTCCCCCCTGAATGGGTGCAATCCATCGTTGCCGGTGGCATCAGTGGCCTTGTCGTTACGGCTGCCACGGTGGCGGAGAACTTTATCGGCAAGCCAAGCACGAAAACAACCCGCTTCGGTAAAATCGCCGCCACGGTGGTTTACGTTATCGCCAACCTGCGCAAGCCTAAGTAATGGAAACCGCTGTGTATGTCATCGCGGGTATTATTGGTACTGCGCTTGTTTCGGGAATCGCTTATCTCTGGTATGATTCTATCCGTTCGCGTGTTGAAGTGGGGCGGCTCGAAAACGAAAACAAAGCCAAAGAGGAAACCAACGAACGAATGAGGCATGACAATGAAACCTATAAACGGATTCACGAGGAAGTTATGCGCGTGCCTGATGGTGACGCTTTTAAGCGCCTGCGCTCCGACTGGCAAGTTGGGCGCAAGCAATAGCTTCTGCCAATTGGCCTCGCCCGTGCTGATTGCCGATGAAGATAGCCTTACCGACATCACGGCGCGGCAGATACTCCAGCACAACATGATAGGCGCTGAGAAATGCGGCTGGTGATTCTCGCGGCTATGCTGGCGCTTACCGCCTGCAACCGTTACGAAAAGCAGCCGGAATGGATGCAGTTAATCGCCCGTGGACAGGTATCGGGAGCGCATGAGTTGTGCGCGGATAAAAAGAACCCCTGCAATTGAAAGGAAATTAACGATTGCAGGGGTAAAGTCTATAATCACACTAAGCCCTTGAGGAGGACATGATTATTATGCGGAATTTGGTTTTATCTGTCAAGTGGGATTTGCTTTTTACTGCTTGGCGCAATAATATGGTTGGGACGCTGCGGCGTGGAAAGCAGACACGCTTAGTAGTCGTAAGAAGGGGAGCCGTAGAAATTGCCGGTGGGGGTGATTTCGCAAGGTTAGGTGCGACGACCGATAAGCTGGGAATGCCTGATGCCACCACTATGCATCTGCATAGCCCAAGCACCGAGCGATGATAGGTGCAGGCCATCACGGAAACAACACCCCTTCCAGCCAGCCTAGCGACTGGCCAGCGTCATGCGATTTCCGAAGCACTCGTATTCGAGTGAGAGGTTCCACCCAACTTTGAAGTCGCTTCATTAGGGGTCTAAGGCCAGACAGACGGGTCAACCGCATTTGGCCGCATCGCTGCACCTATAGCTCAATTGGATAGAGTTCCTGACTTCGAATCAGATGGTTGGCGGTTCTAGGTGCGCCACCATTTACTTCACCAGCTCCAACATCGCCTTCCGCCCCGCATCAGCCATATGCGAAATCAAAGCATCCCGCAGCAACCCGTTATAGGCCGCCTGCGCGGTGCCGCCGATGCTGAATACTTCCTGCTCCTTGCTACCACCGATATATATCGCGCTGGCCTCATAACAGCAGCGTCCAGATGCATCCCATCTTGGCAGCTCTTCAATCTGTAAACAACGGAGAATCCCGGCTCTCGCCACATGCTCTGCGAGCCATTCGGGCGGCTTATCTTTTAGCTCTTGGCGGATTTGCGCTATCATGCGATGGCTCCGATTGATGGATGATAGCACGGTTCGCGTTAAGAATCAATTCCTCCAGCGTTGTATATTTCCCGATTTGTATCGTTACGTTAGCTATCCCATCGTCAATGAGGGTACGTGGCGAGGCCATAAAATGAACCCACGGCCCGCTTTCGCCATCCAACGCCTTCTCATGCAGGGCTTTTTGTTCGGGGGTCATACGTGCCACGGAAGAGTGAGGAGGGCAAACGATACAGAGATGCCTAAAAGGCAAAGTCCTATCGCTAAGTAATAGAGTAGCCCAGCCGAATAGCTACCTTCATGCCATACGGTAATTAGGGCATAATTCTGCATTCTTTTTACGCCGTAGAGTTTCTTCACCTCATCCTTCCTTTCCGCCGCTGAGGGCTTGCTTCTCCGCTTCCTCGTATGTCATGCGATTCTCCAGTCCTAGTACTCCAAAGGCGTGCTCATTAGCTGACAGCCCTGCATCAAATAGGCGGTCATTATTGGAAGCGTGTTGCCAAACCATGTCAAATAATGCCTCCCGCAGCCTGTCGCGCTCTGCCTCCTTCTCGGCTAGTTGCTTTTCCAGTTCGGCGAGGCGGGTGGTGGCATTAAGGGCTGCTGCGATTTCTTCTGCTAATTCCAAACAATCTGTCTCGCATATTGTTCCGCAGTTTCCGTGCGGATTCTTCCGCCAACCTTTGAATAGCACATAATGTCTAGTGCGCCCCCGTCCGTTCTTTCCATTGCCGGAAGACGCATAATAAACCGCTGGCTTATCGTATTCTGCACCCAACTGCCGCTCGTCCTGCTTGGGCTGTGCCATATCGTTGCCTTTGTTGGTGGTCATAAATCAATCCTCATGCTCCGTATCTTTGACTATCTCCTTTAACTCTTCCGCTATTGGCTTCGTAACTTCTCGCGTCAGGTTCGCCGCGATTTCTACAGGTGCAACTGCAATCTCGACCACATCCTTTGCTAGACTAAATAGACTCTTGAACATAATCACTCCTTCCCCCGCACGTCTCACAGTTTGTCATATACTTGCCTTTCTAATGGTTGGAAATCGGTTAATCGTATTTCGGCAATTACTACATCGAGCGAGCCGTAGCGGTCAATCACCGCTTGCTGGTAGGTAGAGCCGAACGTCTTAGGGTCACGCTTGCGAAACTCCCATATCCGGGCTTTCATACGGTTCTGTTTGCCGTAGCCTTTGGATAAGATAACCTCGCGGCCCACCGGGCATGTTTTTTCATTCCAGCGTTTACCATACAGGCGTAGTTCCTCATGCTTCTGACCGGAGGCGAAGGCATCGTAATATTGCGTCATCAGCGGTACAAATAGTGGCTTCGACATAATCACTCCTTCCAGATATCGAAATCAAACTCACAAAAGCGAGTCGCATATCCCTTAATCTCTATATCATCGTAATCATACGCCCCATCTATGCCGCGACGAACGCCAACAATTTCGTAAGGCTTGCCCTTATCCAGCCCTTCTACTGATCTGATAGGCGTCACAATATCACCCGTTTCAAAACGCATAATCACTCCTTCCCCGGCTGTTGTTCAATTAAATCCAGCGGTGAAATCCCATAAACGTTACACAAGCTTACGACCGTATCAAAACCGGGGTTTTTAATCTTGCCGGTTTCTATCTGCGATATTGCAGGGTTAGATATTTCAGCTTTCTCAGCAGCAGCCCGAAGGGATAGACCTTTACTCTCACGGAAGTGTCGCAACTTCTCGCCAATCGCCATAGAGCCAAGCTGCAACTCACCACTTCCATCACAATGCGGACATTTCATCACCCCTCCTGTTTCGGTAATTCGCGTTTGAACTCTTCAATAGCCTCTTTATCGGCTTCCTCTTTCGCCTTCTGCCGGTTGATAATAGCATCCCGGCAATACGGGCAGGTTTTATCACCACATGGATAACGCCTACTCATCACGCGCCTCGCTTTCTGGCAATGACTCAAGCTTTTCCATCATCTCCATCCACTCGTTAAAATGGTTGGTTTCGATATGGGCCTTTAACGAAGATATACCCGTCTTTACCTCGCCGGTTTTGGTAGTGCGAAACCGGGCAAAGGTGAAGTCGCAGAACTTGCACTTAATGCGTTCACTCATCACGCATCCTCCCCTTGTGCTGGAGGGGTGGCAAGTTCACGCCATGCGCCTAAGCCATATTTTTTCTTAACACCTAAGGGGTGCTTGGTTTCACGAGGTCGGCTCGGTACGTTCCAGCTTTTACCGGGGGTGGTTCCAAGATATTTCCATCCGGCAGCTACGCATGACGTACCCGGCTCATCTTCCAGAATGTAGGTCAATATGCGACGAAACCCCTTATCTTTTGCCACGCGCCACGCAGCAGCGTAAAGGGCGGAACAAGCATTGTCGTACCCGGTTGTGCAAAGGCGCGTAACTTCGCAGGTGTAGCCATCATCAAGAGCTTTTGCTACGGGGCGTCCAACGATGGCCACGCCTACAAGGTTTCCAGTGTCATCCTCTAGGCCGTGATGCCATAGAGCGCCTTGCGGGACGTTATGGTGACGGTGATGCTCTTTGACAAAAGCGAAGCACTCTTTCTGCGTTCGTGGGGAAATATTACCCATCCTTCCCTCCCTCGGCTGTCACCTGTTCCTGTGCGGGAGGAAGCGGGTATTCATAAAATGCCTTTACCGTGTGCGTCCAAGGCTTTTGACCTTCACTTCCGTTGCCGTGTTCATAGAAAGCATCATCAGTAAATGAATAGTATCCCTGCCGAATATAGGTGCCTACGTCACACTCGGTTTTAAAGAGTAACGGCACAGAGCTATCGGTGTATTTGCTATACCGCCCCGGTGTGCTTTCTGGAAATTGCTGCCACTCCCCCCGCCCCGCCAGCGCGAGAAGGTCGGGTATAATGCCACGGTAAGTTTCCACAAGCGCCCAAAGGTCGGCGGTATCCAGAAGGTAGCCGTTATCAATATTTCGGCTGTAGCTACAAGCGCCCTCAACTTCCGCTACCCGCCTCTGCAACTCATCCAGTTCATTTGTCATGGGGGTTCTCCCGCGCAAGATTAATAACATTGTCAATTCGTAATATTGCATCCTCGTCGGATATATGTACATCCTTATTCCAACATTCCATGCCTATCCGGTTGTTACCCATTGGGGGTAGTGGTTGTGTCATAAAACCGCTCCTATAATTTCTAATAATTCGGGGTCAACGCTGTTTCCAAGGGCTTTAATTCTGTGTGCCCTATCGGGTATCCCATCATCTTTTCCAACAACCAAGGGCTTGGGTAGGTCGTTTTCATGTGGGGGGGGGCGTAATGGAAATGTAGGTAATAGCGCAGCATGGATATTTCCTTCTCCCGTATTTTCCGACACCCCTGACTTGCCCCCTTGTAATCGCTCGCCGTTGGGGTAGGCAACGGCGTAGAAACGCTCTCGCAAATGCCCCCTTCCAATCCTACCCGACGATAGGCAATCCCACTGAGCATCATACCCGCTTTCGGCCACCTCTCCGAGTACAAGCCCCAAGAATCCATCATAGATTGCTGCCACGTTCTCCATGACCCATCGGCTAGGACGTACCATGCGAATGGTACGTAGCACCTCCCCAAAGAGTCCCGAACGGGTTGAGGCTTTTCCGGTGGACTTATCAAATTGTATCCCTGCTTTTTTGCCTGCAACGCTGATGTCTTGGCAGGGGAATCCGCTGGTAATGCAGTCAACGCCTTCTCTAAGTAATCGTTCAGCTTCGCTATATCCCTGAATATCGGTATCAATGGCCACCATTTTCTTAATACTTTCTGAGCAAAAGGTTCTATTTCGCAAAAGGCTACCGTTTCATGCCCGGCACGTTCCAGCCCTAAGCTGAAACCTCCTATACCGCTGAACAAGTCCAATACCTTCATATCAATCCCTAGCGTTGTTGGGCGTTAAGCGGATAGGCATGCAACATTCTACTACAGCGCGTACAGCATCCCGCTCTTTCCGCAGCGCCTCGTTTTCCTGCCTGACAATCGTTAGCTGTTCACGCGCCTCATGTAGCTCCGCCATGCGCTCTCCCGCCTCTTTAATAAGCTGGTCATGCCAGCGGGCGCGTTGCTCGATGAGGGCTTTTTGTTGCTCGTTTTCGGCGGTGAGGGCGTCACGCTCTTTGATTAATTCTTCAAGAGCGACATACGCGGTTTTTTGATGGGGCCTGCAATCAGCTTCGGAAAGCAAATCGTGAATTTCCATCAACCGAGTTGAGGCGTTCCCGCCATGCCAGTAAGGACAATTGCAAGCCTCTATATCACACCTGCGATAACCCTGCATTTCAAGGAACTTCAATGCGCGTTCACCTTCATCCACCCGTTGTTTTAAATCAGTCATGGCACAACCTTTCCTTCCCCATGGCATTTCCAGCATTGCGTATCCACCGCCCACGGCCCAGAATTGTATCGCTCCCTGCCGCTGCCGTTGCAATGGCTGCAAGAAACCTTGCTTTGCTCCCGCTTCAGCTCTTTGCTTAGTTTTTCTATCTCAGTTGTTTGTGGGTTCGGAATGCAATCATAGCCGTGAGCCATGCCGTGGTTCTTATGAGCGCCGTCCAGCACATTAACACCAAGTTTTAGATGCTCGTCGGAGGGGAATGGCATGCCCATTTCCTCAAGTGCACAGAGTAGCGCCTCTCGCCAATATTCATTACTCATGGCTGGCTCCTTGGTGGGTGAGCATTCTTGCGCTTCAATATGCCCTTGTAACAATCTCTCCAACTCCCGCACCCGTTCCTTTTCAGCGCGGAGGGCGGTGAGGAGGTCGTGGATTATATCGCAAGACAGAATGAATTTGTTGCAAAGCCCATTGGTGCCATCTTCCAACAAAGGATTATCGAAGAAATCTCGCTTCCATCTTTCAAGCGCCTCTATTTTATAGGCTAGGTTGCTGAATCCAGCGTGACCATAGTCGGGAGTCGGCTCACCAGCCAAGTAGCTCCGCTCAAGGCGTTGCGCTAATTCGGCAATCCGTTTTTCCTCTGCTTTCATTTCAGCTTCGTTCATCATCAAATCCTTTCAGGTTTCCGCTAATATATGACACCACGTCAGAGCGATTAATCCCGCAAACAAGTTGCTCCCGAACGTCAAGCAGGACATTCGTTATGATGCGAGCGTAGTCATTCGCGATGGCGAGGGAATTCTTCAGAATGACTATATCGTCCTGAGCCAGTGCGAGGGCTTGCTTATATGCAGCAATATCCACCTTTCCCGCTTCATTAAAACCGCTCATTATAAAATCTCCCTATCAAATCGGCCAGCGGCTCGGCAGGAAAAGACCCGCCCTCGCCGGAGTTATGCTGAATCCAAACCGAGTCCGATAATCCACCGTCAGGAAGTCTCACGGCTCTAACGTGGTAATCACATATCGTCACGCCATCCCTATCGGACACCGGGATAAGCTCTACTGGTTCTGGCTTCTGCGAATTATGAACCGCCACAGTAAGGGCTGGTTCGACCATGTGTTTCCATATTTCCCTGAGGTGGTAAATCGACAGGCGGCTTTTAACATCTTCCGGCAAACTGCACACGCCCTCGAAATACACATCAAAAGGCGTAATGCGCCCGCCACGTGGCAGTACGGCCATCTCTCCCGTGGGCTTGGCATCTTTAGGGGCGTTTAGTCCATCGGCTAAATTTATACCGTCGCCTAACTTTGGCTTGGCATCATGCGCGCCACAGGGAGCAACCTTGCTCAAGGTGCCTTCATTCGTGTTGGCGATGAACATGCCATTATCAGGGTCGGCGACTGCGTATTCGCCTTTGCCTAGCGTAGCAACGTGATGCGCTCCGCTGATGGGCTTGGCACACCGGCATAAGTCAGGCGCTCCCATTTTGCAGTAAGAGCATTTCTTGCAGGTGGGCTTGGCATCCGATACATTCAATTTTGTACCTAATTGAACCTGTTGTGTATGGGGGGCATCATGGGCGCGGATGGTGGCGATTGCCGCTTTCGCTTCATCAACATATCTTGTCCACAGCGGTTCGCCATCTAATCGCCTGTCGTCAGGGTCAAGACTAGCGCAGCGCACAAACTCCCGTGCCACTTCCTCTATCAGCTTAGTTTCCATCGGTGGTGTCATTGGGGTGTTCCTTCCATACTAAATTTCCATTATTGATATCGATTTTTTGCAATCCTTCCGACCACGCTAAAGCAGCGGCGAACAGAACGATGAAACCCATCCAAAGCAGTTTAGTCATCGGGGGTGTCCTTTCAGTGTGCGTCACGGCGTTTATAGAATTCGAGTTCTTTGGCGAGGCGTTCATTCTCTTTTTTAAGTTCGTGCATTTCAGCGGTTTGGATTTCCGCAGCAAAATCACGCACCAGCGCCTCGCGCACTTTATTGCCGTCATACGCGAAGAACTCGCCGGGTCGGTTCCAAGCTTCTTGCAACTGAAGGCCAAACGTTTGTAGGTTTTCGCCTCGCAAAAGCGCCTCTATGGATTTGCGGGAATGCTGAAGGGCGATTTCCTCGAATCGAAGCTGATACTCGCCTTTCACATGGTCTAGGAGGCTATCGCAAACCGCGTCTGCAACGGCATCCATTGCTGTCCTGAGGCGCTTCACCACGGTATCGGCTGGAAGCCTATCAAAGATTTCCTTAACCGCTGCGCTGTCTTCATCGTCTAGTGTATACATGCTCATCTCTCCCGTTTCCCTTCCTTCTTCCCTCGCTGTTTAAACTCATCCTCATAAACCGCCACCCACCCGATAGCGCCCAGCACAAACGGAAAGGCGACTATCACAAGCAACACGGCCTGTATATTGCGGTTGGATTGGTCGGGGGTGGGTTCGGTCATGGGATAGACTATAGTTTATATTATAATGGATAGTCAACTACATTTTCACCGCTTCCCAACATTAGCGCCCCACCGTGCGGCAAGCGCCTGAATCGGAATCTCCCCACCCGCTGGGATGCCATTGGCGCGGCGTATCCAGCAGACATTATTGGTGGTTGTGTATATCCCAATCAACGCCAGCTCTTTAGCGATAATCCTATCACTCTTCCTCGCCAACGCGCATTTGCGGATAAAATTAACAACCTCCTCTTTGCGCTCTTTGGGGATGGGGGCGGTGCGTTTCTTGAGGGGGGGGGCATCCACGCGGGCGGATATATTATTAATCGGCGCATCCTTCGCTGGCGCTGCCACCACACTCGGCGCATCAATCCCCTCGTATGCCTTGAGAAACTGGCATAACGCTAGGTATTTTCGCACCTCCGGCAACGCGGATAACGCCGCTCGTTCGGTCTTGGCTTGGGTTATGAAGTCGTTATTCATTGTTTGCTCCTTTTTTCCGATTAATATTGATTCCTTGGCTTTCAAGCGCCGCCACCTTTTTCTGCATCATCTCTTCAAAGCGCTCCAGACCCGCTGATAGCTTTTTGCAGAATTCGTCATCCCGATACGTCCTTACCAGTGCTGGCGGCATGTTTGGATGGTACGAAAAGAAGTCAACGAATTCCAACTCAGCAATTAGCATTTGCCCTTGCACCTGACATATATAATCAGGGTCTAGCGCCTCTCGCAAAAGGTTAGAGACATGATTCCACGGCGCAGGACATTTTATTTCCGCTGCACCGATAAGCTTTCCGTTATCATCAAAAACGCGCACGTCAGGACTCGCGCCTGCGGTCATTGCATCATTAGTAAAAAAGCCGCCATTAGCAATCTTTAACCCAGTTTCAAACTCATACAGATTACGGGCTTCTGCCTCATGAATTGCCCCGCGTTCCATCCAATAGCTCGGCGAAAACTTTGTGAGGCTTTCGTTTAGAATGAGTTCCGCAATAAGATGGTCTGCGTACCCGTCCGCCTGACTGGAAAAATCCCCCTTCTTCGGTGTTATGATTTTATCAAACATCGATGCTGTTGGAACGCCGATTCTTAGGCTAAACCACTCCGGCGAGTTTTGGGCGATGTCGTGGAAAATCATTTCGCGGCCTTTCTTTTGAGGGTGCTGATTGCCTTGTCGTAATCGTTTATATTCACCTTTTCCACCGTATCCGCACCCAACCACTTCAGGAAGGCGGCAACGTCTGATTTTGTTTCTTTAAGCAGATTGCTTATTTCTTCAGCCTGCTCTGGTGTAATCGGAATAAAACCGCCGCCGTCGCCGTCATCATCCTCACCCTCGAAAACAAGATTAAGCAGCATCCCGACAAGATAACGTTTGCCGTAAGCAATGGTCGAACCTACGCCTTGCACGTTGTTTTTCGCACCACTACTATCAATCGTCAGCGGTATTTCATCCGTCACACTATGCCCCCCGCGATGCGAGATAGTGCCAAATACGGTGATATTGTTTCCGATTTGCTTGCTATTAAACCGGATGGCGAAACCATGTTTTGCAAGTAGCGGGCGGATAACGCTGTCTATATGCTCATAGCTGGCGTATTGCGCGATTATATTATCTTTTCCGGTCGCCTTATCCTTATGTTTGATAGAGGCGTCTTTTGTGATGCGCGGCAAGTCATCCTGCAATTGGAAAAACGCAGCGTTAAAATCAAGTTCCGCCTGTTTGTTCATCATGCGCTCTTGAACATCCAATAAAGCCATCATTTTGGCCGGGTCAATGGACGGGTTTAGAGCGGCCTCAGAAATGACCGAGAGGAAGTTAGCTACTGTCGGCGCATCTTTGATGGCAATAGCTGTTGTCGTGGCTGTATCGGTCATCGCACCACCCCCTTCACCAACCGCCTCAACCATTCATCGAACGCCTCCATCGCGTCCTCCTTTGTCACCTTCTGCGCCAGTAAATTCTGCTCAGCAGGCGTAGGGTTATCGTTCGCGGGTTCGTCGCTGTAGTAGTTGCGGTAATACATATTATTCCTTCCAGTTCGCTAGGGTTTTCGCTGCTGCGATGATGCGGGCTGCGCCTACGCGGCCGAGGGCGGCTTGGGCGTACTCGCGGGTGGAGAACGCGCCGGAAAGGCTGTAATGCGTAACGGTGAAGCTACAACCATTATCGTAAAGATAATTAACCATCAGCAATCCATCCCTCACTAGGAGGTAATAAACATCCCTATCGCTCACTTCTTTTCCATTAACCTGACACTGCCCCTCACACGCCCGTAATTCCAGCATCACCTGAAATGCGTCTGCGAAGGCTTGGCCGGTGCCGGGACGGAATTGCGGCTGTATGCAACCTTCTCCAGAGCCGCCTTGTGGCGTTGTCACTCTAAAGTGGTTTGGCTCTTCCTTCGCTGCCATAGAGGCGTTGAGATACTCAAACTCATCCCCCTCCTTCGGATAAAACACCGGGCTAACCCACTGCCCCTCTGCCTCCACGTCCTTTTTCAGCGCGGCAAGCTCTGCTTCCATTTTAGCGATTCGTTCTAGTTTGGTGGTCATTATTTCTCTCCATGTTTCTTGGGTATTGGTTGGGGTGTCTGTGCTTTTCTGATAGTTCCGTGACGCTTGCAGCGGAACCAACCGTCACGAGTTTTACGAATCTTGCCACTTCCGCACTTTGAGCATGTCGCCATAAATATACTTTCTTGGGGGTTTCGGAGAGGAGCCTCTTACCATTGAACCTTTCGGCTCCCCTCCATACGCCCGTTTTCTTTGCGATTTCCTTTAATCGCTCCTCCAGCGTGCGCATGCACGCTGGATTCCGCTCCCGTAAGGCCATGGTGCCGGGTCACAGAATTTCATTACTTCGTTTCCAGCGCGGGTAAGCCGCCCATATTGGCGATTGACAGCGCCTTGATTTGCTCTTGCTGGTCGGTGAATATTGCCTCCCGCAATGCTTCTTGCTTCCGGCGCTTCTCCGCTGATTTGATTTGCTCAAGCATTTCTTTCTCACCGGCTACTACCTCCGCAAAAGCATCAAGTTCAACCTTAGCAATAACCCACGCAATCGGCACGGTTGATTCAAGGTTAACTTCTACGTCAACTTCCACCACTTTAACAACAGTCATGTTGTGGCGCGTATCGGTTGGCACAATCAGAAAATCATCTTTTTTGATGCCATTGTCAAAGGTCTTAAAAACGGTTGTTGGCGCATTCTCACCGGCCTCATAGGCAGCGCGGATTGCTCGAACGTTTTTGTTTACGAGAAAAATAGCGGTCGTTAGATTTGGTACGATATTCATTTCAGTTCTCCTTGTGTTATCTGGTTAATAATATAATCACGCTCAGCCCAATACTGGTGCATCCTGCCCACCATATACCCGCATAAACCGCCCCCGATAAAGGCGACAAACGAGCATACGGCAAGGATTTGTAACATGGGTTCCATTATTCATCCCCCCATACATCGTCGCGGTGCTTGACTTCGCAGATATGCGCGGCGGCAAACACCAACATCATCACCATGCCAGTAATCAGCACCGCAACCGCATCGCCACCGCCTAGTTGGAACGCTAATACCAGAAGCGCTATTGCTCCCAATACCAGCCACATGGCACTGATTACCGTGTTACAGGCGCGGTGCCTGTCGTGGCGGCGGATTCTGTCGTCTAGTGTGGTCATATTAATCTCCTGTTTTTTAATTTAAGAGCCGTAGCCGTCGCCGTAGCCGGAGCCGTCGCCGGAGCCGGAGCCGTCGCCGGAGCCGGAGCCGGAGCCGGAGCCGGAGCCGTAGCCGTCGCCGGAGCCGTAGCCGTCGCCGGAGCCGTAGCCGGAGCCGTAGCCGGAGCCGGAGCCGTCGCCGTAGCCGGAGCCGTCGCCGTAGCCGTCGCCGTAGCCGGAGCCGGAGCCGTCGCCGGAGCCGGAGCCGTAGCCGGAGCCTTTAATCCAAATTGTCATGGGCGATGCTCCTTATAACCTTCAAGCTGCTTCTTCGCTTTGGCGCTCATCGGGATAATCTCGATGGCTTGGGTTAGAAGCAACTCAGGAACAGCGGCGCAAACCTTTCCGTCCTTAATGCCATCCTGCGACACTTCTGATAGCGTAAACGCCCCCTGCCATGACCACAAGCGGCGCGCCTCGGTCAACGTCACCTCAATGCCATTATGCGACCTGAGATAGCCGAAATGCACACCTGCGCTGTAAGTCCGAACCAGCACATATTGCCCGATATATGGGCTTGCCGTTGGTGCGGCGTTCGAGAACAGCGAGGCCAGTTGCTTTGCTTCGCCTATGGTTAAATCGTCTAGTTTCATATAGTCTCCTTTGGTTGATTAAATTAATTACCAGCGAAATAGTCTGCCAACACATTAGCAATCGTCGGCGCTGAATACCTCGCAGAGCCAGCGATATACTTATGCGCCCTGCACTGCTCGCCTATCTCGATGAATAAATCCACGGCCTTGTCGCGCAGATATTTCTGGTCGTGCTTCCATGTGTTGCGATCGTTGATTTCCTCGCCCTCAATATCCGCCTCATCTATGCCGATTGAATCCGCGTTTTGGCGCACTTCATACGATAGGTCAGCGAACACCGATTCAAGCCCGTTCGTAAGCGTGTTCGGGTCGAAGTCCAGTTCGATGCGCTTACTGGCGTGGATGAATAGCTCCTCCATCGCCTTGCGGATGATTAGGAGTTGTTCGAGGTCGCCGCCTAGGGTGTCGGGGGTCATTGGGTGCCTCCCGTGGCTTTGGCGATGGCGGCATCAATGCGCATGATGGTTCGTTGAATATTATCCACCTCATGCTCCTCAAATACGCCCACATGAAGAATCTCTCTAAGCTTATAACTACCCAACCTAGCGGCTTCCAGCAAATCCTTCACCGCGCCATTCTCAAGGGCTTCGGTGTTGATGCCTTCACAGGCGTTGACGCAAGCGACGATGCGGCGGCCATCGGCATCTGCTCCGACAATTCCGCCAGATGTCATTTCATGACAGACCGCTATTTCTCGCCCACCATCATAAACCTCATTGCGTGGTGTGCTGACGGTAAATTTCCCGAATTCCCCACTATCATCATAGTAAACCCAAGGCCCCGGCGTATGTTGTGGTTTTTCCATGTTAGTTTTCCTCCGAGTTACCGATGGCTTTATTCCACCCTTTTAATTTATGTTTCTTGATAAAGGAATTTATAGCTCTCGCTTGTTCCTTGTCGCAGTAAGCCCATGCGTCCTCAGCCATGTCGGTATCACAAGTCACCGTAACGAGATGATGAAGCTCAAATAGCGCCTCCGTGTTCGGCAAGTCGGAAAATAAACTTTCTTGCTGCCAGTTAGACCAGTCCGCCACGCGCCTGATATATTCAGCGGGCGATTCCCCCTCTGATGGCCCCGCCGTTTCTTCCGCCGGTAAGTGGTGTTTAATATCCTGTGTGGTGAGTGTCATTTTAATCCCCTTTCATTTCCCATTGACAAGAGCCACCCTAAACCATAGTATATATCATGTCAACAAGAAAAATGTAAACCATAGTTTATGGGTAAAGGAACCAAATGGAAACACTGAAAGCAACGGTCAAAGCGCTTAACCTCCGCCGCGCCAAGGCGAAAATAAAGCATGTCGATATAGCGCGGTTAACGCCGATGAGCGCACAGCACTGGTATTTCATCCGTACCGGGCAGCGCCAGCCTACTTATAGTATGCTGAAGCGTATCGAGCAGGCGATTGAACGGGTGGAGCGTAAAAATAGGAAGGGCGGTGAGTGATGAAGATTGAGGCAGGGAAGAGTTATAGAACGCGGAATGGCCGGAAGGCTGTTGTGTTCGGAATAGCGCCAGATGGTTTTTACAATGTAGCTGGGTATGTCGAGGGGGGTTATGGGGTTCTTGTCTGGTCTGAAGATGGAACTTGCAGCACTTGCGAAACCCTTAAACTCGTCTCCGAATGGGAAGAGCCAAAGCCGGAGAATTGGGGCTTATACGGGCCAAATATAGTTATTCCCTTGCCGGGAGGAATAATCTCTCAGACAGTTTCGGTTGCTGATTTATTGAACTTCCTCCAAGCCAAACACGACACCCTCGCCGCCCGCATCGCCAAGCTGGAGGACAAATGACCCTGCAATTCCTAATCTTCTGGAGCGACAACCCGCTGAAAGGGCTTATCATCGTATTGCTCGCGTACTTGGCTGTCACGTTCCCGCTGCGGCTCATGAGGCTGTATATACGGCACCGCACGATTCGGGCAAAAGGGTATCCGCCTGCTTGGTGTGATGTGGATGGGGAGGATAGGCCGGTGGTGAAGGAGCCGCATATTATATGACCCCCAGCATGTTCAGGAAATGGCAGAAGGAAATGCGGAAGTATGGGATGGAGCTAGAAAGCGGTATGCGCGTCTATCCGTGGGCAATCGTAAGGCATAAAGAAACCGGGGTGCCTTTGGCGGTGCAGTGGTGTTATTCGCTTACTGATGCAGTCAAAGCCGCCTGCCGCGAAGCCATCCTGCGGCATGGGAGCGCCGATAAATGACCCACCACACCCGCAAAACCAAATACAAGGAACTCTACGACCAGAAAATGAATGACGGCCAAATCGCCCGCATCATGGGAATATCCAGATACGAAGCCCGCCGCATCCGCATCATACTGGAATTGCCGCCGCATACCAGCTCATCCATCCGCGTTTCTTCCTGCCATCGCAACACATGGAAAAGCAACCGCAAATCCATCCGCTCGGAATTGTCAATGCCGGTAGAGGTGGTGGAGATTGACGGCGTGACGGTGAAGAAATGTCCTCCTGCCTACGCAGTTGGCGCGTGGCCGCAGAAGAACGTGGGGGTTAGGTTGTGACGATGCAGGAAGCCATACAAAGACTCCGTGATATGGGTGTTTCCTGTGGAACGCGCACCGAATGCAGCGGTAAGGTCATCTACTGGATGGAGGGCATTTACTGCCACCAGCGGGATATTATCGGCGCTATCGGGCTGAATGAGATTTTAGGCAACGGGAGGTCTGGTACGGCTCGCAAGGCTCCCAGCACTTTATGAGGACGGTACGACCGTAGGGGTTCAGCCCGCCTCCCAAATTTATTAACCAACAGAAGGAGACTAAGACTATGGAACCAATTTGTGACTTCGGCTTTGCGCTTGATGCGTTAAAGGACGGCAAGAAAGTAGCCCGGAAAGGCTGGAACGGGAAGGGGATGTTTCTCTATTACGTTCCGGCAAATGAGTATGCCGCTCAAACCGATGCAGCGCGGGAATATTGGAAAGACAAGCAAACGGGGAAATTCGGCGATAGCCTTGGTACGGTCTACGTTCCATACGGCGCATACATCGCCATGAAAACAGCGCAGGAAAACGTTGTGCCGTGGCTGGCCAGTCAGACCGATGTTTTGGCGGAAGATTGGGAAATTATTGACTAACCCACCAGCGGAGAGCCTAGCAACCTCTCCGCTATTTTTTATGACACACATGGAATATAAATACCTCCGCCACGGCGAACCACTACCGGAAGGCTGGCGTTACGCCGCTAGGCTGGATGATACGCATCATGGGATATATGCGCGATTGATTAAACGGGAGATACGGGATGACGATAAAGAGGCGTGAGGTTATTGGGGATTGTGAGTTGCTGCTTGGCGACTGCATGGAGATTATGCCGACGCTGGGGAAGGTAGATGCGTGCGTGTGCGACCCTCCCTATGGGATAGATATAGGCGGCGCTGGGACTATAGGCGGCGCTGGGGTGGTAAGGCCAAAAGATTATGGGAAGGCCACATGGGACAAAGAAGGGATGTCACATGAACAATGGAAGGCCATCAAGTCCATCACTAATTTGTGGATTGTATGGGGCGGTAATCACTTAGCCGATGTTATCGGGAATTCTGCAGGGGTGCTTATTTGGGACAAGAAATGTCAAAACGGTTGGAATGATACATTTTCGGAAATGGAAATTGCTTTTACCAACGCTATCAGCCGCGCAAAAGGATTTAGGCATCTATGGGCTGGGGCATTGCGACACTCCGAACAGGGGGCGAATGTCAGGGAACATCCGACACAAAAACCGATAAAGCTAATGCAATGGTGCGTTGAGCAATTGCCCACCGCCCAAACCATCCTAGACCCCTTCCTAGGTTCCGGCACAACCCTAGTCGCCTGCGCCAAACTAGGCCGGAAAGGTATCGGTATAGAGCTAGACCCTGATTACTTCGACATCGCCTGCCGCCGTGTTGAGGACGCATACCGCCAAACGGATTTATTTATTGAGCCTCCTGCCCCACGCCCTGAGCAGTACCATTTAATAACAGAGTAGCCTCCTCCTCACTCCGCGCAATGCCAGCGATGCCGCCTGCCTTTAATACCGCCGCAATAAATTCCGGCTGGCCATCGCGTAGCCGCCCCTTCTCCGTCTTCACTTCCACCCATGTCGAAATCGCCACGCGCTGGCCTACCATGTCCGGTGTAATCGTTACTGTTTTCCAGCCACCTAAGTCGCACATGCCGGTAACGCCGGATTTAATCGGGCGGGGATTCTTTAGCGTGATGGTGTCATCCGTCTGATTTATCATCTTCCCCGCCCATGACAGGCCGACATTCATGCGGAATA